ATGGCGAGAAAAACACACCCATTAACCACAGTGCAGATCAAAGCAGCCAGACCAGCGCAAAAGGAGTACACCCTGCAGGACGGCGGAGGGCTTTTTCTCCTGGTCAAACCGTCTGGATCAAAACTCTGGAGATTTTCCTACTACCGACCATCGGACAAAAAAAGAATATTGCTGAGTTTTGGATCGCTTGAAGATGTTTCCCTGGCTGATGCCAGAAAACGCCGTAGCGAGTACAGGACGTTAATCAGTGCCGGAACTGACCCGCAGGACCACGAGAGGCAAAAAAGAGAGACAGAGGCCCGAAGACAAGGGAACACGTTCGAAAATGTGGCGGCGGCATGGTACCAGGTGAAAATCAGCCAGAATCTGGCCCCCAACACGATTAAAGACATCTGGCGTTCGCTGGATAAATATGTATTCCCGTTCATCGGCAACACGCCAATAGATACCCTCACCGCCCGAAGGTTCGTTGAAGTGCTTACCCCCATCAAGGAGCGCGGCAACCTGGAAACACTCAAGCGGGTTTTACAGCGCGTTAATGAGGTAATGGATTACGCCGCCAACAGTGGGCTGATTGATGCCAATCCGGCTATGAATGTGCGTAAGGCGTTTCCCTCACCTGTAAAAAAACATATGCCAACAATCCGCCCCGAACAGCTGCCGGAGCTTATGCAGGCTTTATCAGTATCGGCAACAGAACGGCAGACCAGATTACTGATTGAATGGCAGTTACTGACCGTAACCCGTCCCGCCGAAGCGTCATCAACGCGGTGGGATGAAATCAACCTGGACGCGAAGCAATGGACGATACCTGCCGGACGTATGAAGATGCGCAGGGATCACGTTATCCCGCTTTCCGGTCAGGCTATGGCGGTGCTGGAGGCCATGAAACCAATCAGCCACCACCGCAATTACGTTTTCCCAAGTCTGAAAGACCCACAGCAGCCGATGAACAGCCAGACAGCTAACGCAGCATTGCGGCGTATGGGATTCGCTGGCGTGCTGGTGTCTCATGGATTACGCGCCATATTCAGCACAGCAGCGAACGAGGAAGGATTCGAGCCGGACGTAATAGAGGCGGCACTTGCCCACGTCGACACCAACGAAGTTAGACGGGCATACAACCGGAGCAACTACATAGAAAAACGCATCGTGCTGATGCGCTGGTGGGGCGAATTTGTCGAGGCTGCGGCGACGGGCGTAACCCTCGCCAGTGGTAAAAGGGGTATCCGAGCCGTGTAGCTGTACAGAAAACCAGTAAAAACTACGAAAACCATGTAAAACCGTCGTATAATTGCATCAAATTTAACGACAAGGCCGTGAAACATGAAACCGTTAAGATGCAAAAAAATATCAGATGCAATTGCGACGGGCTGCAACTGGCCCTGATGGTTCAGCATGAATTTTGGTCAACCTACGATCCGGAGGACAGAACGACGGCCCCATCAAAAAAACAGGTAGTAGACTTTCTGGTATCCCGTGGCGCTTCCAGAAATCTGGCGGTAAGTATTGATAAGGTCGTACGTCCGGCATCTATGAAGATCGGAGGCAGGCCCAAAAAATGGCGGTAACAATCCTGGAAGCGGCAGAAATGCCGCTTTTTTTATAATTCCATTTCAAATCATCAATATAAAAAACGGTGTATACCGTTTAAAAACGGTGGGAACTGTTTTTACCCATATCCGATGATTTACCGTATTTGTCACCGGAATACACCGGATTCACAAGGTAAATCACGATGGAAGCAATCAGAAAAATTATCTTTCGCCAGGAAGTAAAAAAAATTATCCACATCAAGGCAGACAGCACGCTGCAAAGCATGATCAACGCCGGAGAATTTCCGCAGGGTTTTCGCGTTGGTTTACGCCGTCGCGGATGGTATGAGGATGATGTGTTGGCCTGGCAGAAAGAACGCGAACAGGAAGCACGCGGAACGGCTGCTTAACGGGTATCACAGATATGACAAACACGAAAAAAGCGGCCCCGATATGGAGCCGCCTTTCTGAACAATTAACCCGCTGCGCCTTATGTGTATGTGATCCCAAACATAAGCACGGGGATGATAGCCGCTATCAGGCTGGTGGGCAATGCAATCAGTCTGGTTCAGTTCGTTGCCATACCTGCAATGAGCGCTTTTCCCTATACTCTTTAAGGAATTGCTCAAGGGCAAAAGCACATGGTGCGAATCTTTCTGATTCATGCTCTATCTTTCTGCGCCGTCTTTTCCGTGCCGGTGATAATGTTTTGGTCAATTCTTTATCGGTCATTGTGTTGTCCTGCATAGCAATGCGCCGTAATACCTCACACCACGGCGCTGATAGTTTTTATCCTTTGGGTTCTATGCCGCGCCGCTTTAGTTCAGTGCGCCCCAACTCTTTAAGCCAGTTGGCTAGGCTTATGCCGTCGCTCTGTGCTTCTTTGTCGAATTGCTCTTTTAGCTCTGGAGAAATTCGCATTCTGAATTGTGGGGATTGCCCGTCCCCTTTAGGGCTTTTATCGCGTTTGATTGTTGACAAGTGGTCACCTATTGAATTAGCCTTTCCATTGTTAGGTGGCCACCTTAACACAAGAGCACTTAAAAAAGCAAAGCCCCGCAAGTGTCATTACCACTCGCAGGGCTTCTAACCAACAACGTAAACTAGGAGCCGTTATGGTTGCCGTAAATCATATACCACACCTTGTACACACACAAACGGCCTTTGTGTGGCGTTTTCTGGCCCTGAGTGCCGGAGAATCTCAAATCATCCACGTAACCGCCTGGACGGAACGCGAAGCGCGTAGCCGTTGCCCGTCCGGTTGTGTTGCTGTATTCGCCGCCCGTATTCGCCAGGGGGGGAGTCATGCATAAAATACCCTTTGATGTTCTTGTTCATTCTGAAAACGCATTAATCCGCGCAAAGGAAATGGACGCATTACTACTTAAGTTAATTGATGTACCGGAAAGTGGCGATGAATCTGATTCAATGATGTTTTCTGTCGTGCGTACGCTATTAACGCCTGTTATTAATGAATTAAATACAGTGATGGCAATTCACGAGAATAATAAAGCGCAGCACACCGGAGAATAAAAAACATGAAAAATAAAAATTCTGGCGTTACTGCCAGCGGCCCCGCTCGTCCTGAATTTATGAACGGCGATATTTACCGCGATAAATATGGCGGCATGGTAACGATTAAAGGCGTGGAGGAACGGCGCGTAACCTACCATCGTGAAGGCTACGAATATGATTGCGTGATGCCTGTTTATCAGTTTCGGCGTGATTTTTCTCTGGTACAGGCAGCGCCCCGCAGTAAACCAACCAGCAGGGAGAAAGCACGCGCCAATATTCAGGAAATAAAAAAGATGCTTAACGTATTCAGGGGTAAAAAATGAAACTGGCACCGAACGTAAAAAAACAGCCACGCGGAATAAAACACAAAGACACAGAGGTAATTATTTTCGCGGGTAGTGATGCCTGGTCGCACGCGAAACAATGGCAGGAGCAGGATGGCCCCGCATCCGGCGATAATGTGCCGCCTGTGTGGCTTGGGCCAAATCAGCTTGCCGAACTTGATGCACTGAAAATTGTTCCGGATGGGAAAAAGCGCGTAAGGCTGTACCAGGCCGGAGAACTGGATTTGGTGGAGACCAAAAAGATTGGTCAGAAGCTGGCGGCGGCAGATATTCAGGACGCAAATTTTTACCCCGAAGGAATGCACGTCCAGAAGTGTGAAAACTGGCGGCGCTATCTGAATGCTGAGCGTGAAAATATTGCCGCAGGGCTTACCATGCCGGAGCAGAAAAATACGCAACTGGCACAAATGGCAGACAGTGAGCGCGCACAGATGCTTGCTGGTCGATTTGATGGCGTTTGTGTGCATCCGGAAAGTGAAATCGTTCACGTATGGCGCGGCGGGGTATGGTGTCCGGTCAGCACAATGGAACTTAGCCGCGAAATGGTGGCGATCTATTCAGAGCACAGGGCCACTTTCAGCAAGCGCGTAATCAATAACGCCGTGGAAGCGTTAAAAGTTATTGCCGAACCAATGGGCGAGCCGTCCGGCGATTTGCTGCCGTTCGCCAATGGTGCGCTTGACCTGAAAACGGGGGAATTTTCCCCGCACACGCCGGAGAACTGGATCACCACGAACAACGGCATTGAGTACACGCCACCAGCACCAGGGGAGAACATCCGCGATAACGCGCCAAACTTTCATAAATGGCTTGAGCACGCAGCCGGAAAAGACCCGCGCAAGATGATGCGTATATGTGCCGCGCTGTACATGATTATGGCGAACCGGTACGACTGGCAGATGTTTATTGAGGCCACCGGAGACGGCGGGAGCGGTAAAAGTACATTCACACACATAGCCAGCCTTCTGGCAGGGAAACAGAACACGGTAAGCGCTGAAATGACATCGCTTGATGATGCTGGTGGACGTGCGCAGGTTGTCGGGAGTCGTCTTATCGTCCTGGCTGACCAGCCGAAATATACAGGCGAAGGAACGGGCATCAAGAAAATCACGGGCGGCGACCCCGTGGAAATTAACCCGAAATATGAAAAGCGTTTCACGGCGGTAATCAGGGCGGTGGTGCTGGCGACCAACAACAACCCGATGATATTCACCGAACGGGCCGGAGGTGTGGCACGTCGTCGCGTGATTTTCCGTTTCGACAATATTGTTAGTGAGGCCGAAAAAGACAGGGAGCTACCGGAAAAAATTGCGGCTGAAATCCCCGTCATTATCCGCCGCTTGCTGGCGAACTTTACCGACCCTGAAAAGGCACGGGCTTTACTCATTGAGCAGCGTGACGGTGATGAAGCTCTGGCAATAAAGCAACAGACGGATCCGGTTATTGAGTTTTGCCAGTTCCTGAATTTTCTGGAGGAAGCGCGCGGCCTGATGATGGGGGGCGGTGGCGATTCAGTGAAGTACACGACCAGGAACAGCCTTTACCGCGTCTATCTGGCGTTTATGGCATACGCAGGCAGGAGCAAACCGCTAAACGTGGCTGAGTTCAGCAAGGCCATGAAGCCAGCGGCGAAAGTTTACGGGCATGAATATATTACGCGAAAAGTTAAGGGAGTAACGCAGACCAACGCAATTACAACAGACGATTGCGACGCGTTTTTATAATTTTTTGTAAAAGCCCTCTACCCCATCTACCTGAATGAAATAAACGCATATTATTCAACATGATAAGTGGGTAGAGGGCCAGGTAGAAGGCTAATAAAAGCTCTCTACCTCTTCTACCTGATTTTATCAGTTTCAGGTAGCAGGGTAGACGGCAGGTAGAGGAGCCCAAAAAGCTATCTACCCGCTGAAAGCCGCGCCATTACTGACATGATGAGCATTCGGGTAGATGGGTAGAGGGGGGGAGGCACAACTAAAAACTTTTTAAACGAGGGGGTGAAAATAAATGCGCATACATCAAAATCACTTAACAAACATGCCAGCCGAAAACATGAATCAGGGGCGACAAATGACCAAAATTCGCAGAGACAGAACAGAGCCAAAATATAAAGCGTTAGACATGACTGAGCATACCTTAAAGGTGGCAATCAGAACGATAGACCGCCACGCGGGGGAAGGATACGCGAAAGCACATCCCGACCTGATAAGCGCATTCATGACCACGACGGCGGCAAACTTTGCCACGCTGACAGAACGGGAGATTGCCGAAGCGGAACAGGTAACAACCATCAACGTTAAAAGCGCTGGAGAATAACCGAAGTAGTGAACACATAGCCGGAGCAATCCGGCTTTTTTTCGATCTCGCATATCTTAAAAAATGGTTGATTGATTATAATCTATCGAAAATACTGATTATTAGATGATAAGCATCAGGAGGAAACAAAGTGGAACAGATAAAGCAAAGCGCTACCGTGATGATTGATCACGAGATCCTAAACGAGCTTAAAAAACTTCAATTCGATGTTATTCGCCGGATGAATGAAGCTGGTATATACGGCAGAGCCGCCACGCCAACAGTAGGCCATCTTGCTCGCGTGCTGTTACGCGAACGCCTGGGCATTGCAACAGGTGAGGAATAACAATGGCTATCACAGAACGCGAGGCAAGCATCATTAAAGCCATTGGCGAGGAAACAAGAGACACGATAGCGCCATTAATGGAAAAGATCGCAGAGCTTGAGAGACGAATAAACAAGCTGAGTGATGAAGTTGAAGGCCTGATCTCGTTACTCGGTGAGCAATGACAGGGGGGGGGAGTGTTCCGGCCGGAAAGTCGATCGCCCTGGACACCGCCCCCCGTCTCATTCGTAGAAAATTTTGCTTTTCAAAAAAGTTACACGAAAAGTTACACCCCCTCAAAACGAGGTTTTTGCATGGCATTAACGACCAAAAAAAAGCGGTTTGCTGATGCGTTATCAAGGGCCGCAAATCCCACGGAAGCCGCTATACATGCGGGATACAGCGAAAAGACCGCAAGGGTTAAAGGCTGGCAGCTATCCAACGATCCTGAGGTGAAAAAGTATCTTAAGGCTGTAACTTCTGATGTAACTTTTCAGGTTACAAAACCGAAAAAAGTTACAAAGAAAGTTACCGAAAAAGTTACACCGGAACGGGCATCAATTAACACCATTGAGATGATGGATAACGGCCTACCCGACCCCATCAAAGCAATGGGCAGGATACTGATTGACAACATGGACACAGATCCAAAACTGGCTTTAGATGCCGCGTTTAAGCTGGCCCAGTTCACCCACCGCAAGATCGGCAGCATTGGGAAAAAAGAGGTTAAAAAACTCAATGCCGCTAGTGTCTACTCAAATCGGTTCCCCATCCCTAAGCCACCAACAGACTTAAAACACTGAGGTAGCGAACTATGAGCGAATACATCACAGACCCTATTGATGTACTCACGGAAATCATGAACGACAAGCAGCAGTCGACCGAAATACGGTTACAGGCCGCCGCTGTTCTGATGCCATATTTTCACGAAACACTAAACCCGTGCTTCCAGGAGGAGGAAGAAGATGATCTGTAAAAACATGAAAGGCGTGTCAGCAGTTCGCGCCGCCAGCGTGCTGGCATCGTGTAAATTTAGCCATGCTGACGCTATAGAGATGACGAAAAGAAATGATCCGGCAGTATCGTTATTTCTTGAAAAATCCATTATTGCCGGAATGAACACGGATAACATGCCGTCGCTGGTGGCAGAGCCGATAGCAAGAGAGCTTGGCGAGTATATTTTTTCGCAGTCTGTACCAGGCAAGCTAATCAGCAGCGCGCTTAATCTTCCGTTTGGCGCAAAATTGCAGTCAATATCAGGCAAGGGTAGTAAATGGCTTAAAGAAGCCGAAGAAATCCCTGTCAAAGAGGGAGAAGTAAACGAAAGTGCGCTAAAACTGTGCAAACTTGGCGCTATTGTGATGCTGAATAACGAGCTAATCAAATTTAGCACCCCTGGTACAAATTCAGCGATCAGAGACTTGATCACATCGGAATCGGTGAAAGAAATAGATAAAAAATTTCTTTCCAGTGATCAGGAGGTGGCTGGCGTATCCCCTGAGGGCGTGCTTAATGGTGCTGATGAGGCCGAAAACTTCATAGAGCTTTTCAAAAAGCACATAGCGAACGGTAACACGCTTGCCACGTCGTCGCTAATCTTGCCCGTAGAAAACGCCTTACAGCTTACTGATGCTGAGTTCTGGCAGATAGAGCTTTTGAGAATACCGGTAATTGTGAGCGAACAGGCGGATCGCATGATGCTGATAGACGCTCAAAAGCTGATTATTAACGTTGAAGCCACGGTTATAACCCCAACTGATGAGGCGGTAATAAAAACCGAATCAGGGACGGTTAGCCTTTTCCAGAATGACGCTACAGCGTTCAGGGCAATCACCTATTGCGGATGGCAAAAACTCGATAAGGCCGTCACCGTTCTGGCGAAAAGCTGA